AGCGGCTTCGGCTAATTTAACTATTGGCGAAACAATTACAGGAACTGTAAGCGGAGCAACGGCTAAAATTATTACTAAACCTACAGCAACTACCGTTACAATTACTGTTCCCGTAGGAACTTTTGTGGTAACAGATAATGTTACAGGAACTACAAGTGGAACTACGACAGGAGTAACAGCTGTACCTAGCTTATCTGATACACAAGCTACGGTAGATATTTTAGAAGCGGTTATACGTAGGGATGGTTCTGATATATCAATAGGAAGAATAAGCCGAGGAGATTATCTTGCTATTCCTGATAAAACATCCCAGGGAAGACCTACTCAATTTTATATAGACAGGCAAATAACTCCTACAATTACAGTTTGGCCTGCTCCTAATAACTCAACAGATCAATTAATTTATTACCGTGTAAAACGTATAGAGAATGTAGGTACGGCGCAAAATACTCCTGATGTTCCTTTTCGTTTTTTACCGTGTTTAGTTGCAGGACTTTCTTATTATTTAGCTGTTAAACGTGCTCCTCAAAGAATAGGACTTTTAAAACAAATGTATGACGAAGAGTGGCAACGAGCAGCTTCTGAAGATAGTGAAAGAGTTGCTTTACGTTTAGTACCAACACAACAGTCATTAAGGATTTAAAATGCCTCGTTTTGCTAGTAATAAATATGCTAAAGGAATTTCAGACAGGTCTGGAAGAGAATATCCTCTTAAAACCATGATTTTAGAGTGGAATGGGTTACTTGTAGGACCTGATGAGTTTGAGGCTAAACAACCTCAACTTACTCCTCCACGTATTCAACCTGATCCGCAAGCTTTACGTATTAGTCGTCCGGCTCGAACAGAACCTCCTGTAGAAGTATTATTAGGATTTAATCCTTTTCGTTCTGGGACTGCTGGTTCTACTACGATTACTATTACACAACCAGGACATGGTTTTTCTACGGGTGATATAACACGATTTCGTAAGTCAGCACCTTTTGATGGTTTTTCTACTAGCATGATTGAGACATCCAGTGGTTTTGCGGTTACGGTAGTAACAAGTAGCACGTATACAATTACAGCAACAGGAGGAGAAACAGCTACCTCCGGAGACACGTTAGGCGGAGGCGGTGACGTTTCGTCTGGCCCTGTTATAGTGGAGGCATAATGGCATTTACATACACAACATTAAAAACAGCAATTCAAGATTACACACAAAACGAAGAAACAACTTTTGTTAGTCAATTAAATACTTTTATAGTAAATGCAGAAGAACGTATTTTAAAAGAAGTACAGTTATCCGTGTTTAGAAAAAACTCAGAAGGATCTACAAGTGCAGGTAATCAATTTTTATCAAAACCTACAGACTTTTTAGCTCCTTTTTCTTTAAGTGTAAAAAATGGTTCTAACGTAGAGTTTTTGCTTTATAAACAAGTAACTTTTTTACAAGATTATAACCCAGATAGTACCTCTACAGGTATGCCAGGGTATTATGCCGATTGGAATGACACAACATTTTTACTGTCACCTCCTCCTACAGGAGCTTATGACATGCAATTGCATTATTTTTATCGTCCTGACTCTATAACTACAGTTGCTAGTGGGGAAACGTGGCTAGGAACTAATGCTTCTTTAGCTTTATTATATGGTTCTTTAGTTGAAGCATATACTTTTATGAAAGGTGAAGACAATTTATTAAAACTTTATAACGATCGTTACATGGAAGCTCTTAATTGGCTTAAAAACCTTGGTGAAGGAGAAAACACTAGAGATTCTTATCGTTATGATGACTTACGAAGGGATGTTCAGTAATGATGCAAGCAGATGGAAGTGGTGATATTGGCAGTGTAACGGTTATGACTTCAGATAATGGAGGACACAGTCCAGAACAAATAGCTGAACTAGCTTTAAATAAGATAATGATTGTAAGTGATACAGCCCCACCTGTCATACGGGATCAAGCTATTGCTCATAGAGAAAAGTTGAGAGAAATTCTTATTTATTATATGAATAAGATGGCGCAAAGTGAAAGAACAACTCTTTGGGCAATGTTTAATAAACAAGGTCATGGTGATATGGCCGAAATCATAAGGAGATTATAATATGGCCATAGCACAAGCAATGACCGGTAGTTACAAAAAAGAAATAACCGCAGGTATACATTTCTGGACAAGTCATTCGCGTACAGGATCTTCAGTAATTAATGCAGATTCTTTTTATATTGCGATGTTTACATCTAGTAGAACGGACGCTAACCAAGATTTAACAGGTTATACAGCCACTAATGAAGTTACAGACAGCGGTGGCGTTTATGCAGCCGGTGGATTAGCTTTAGGAAGCGTTACATTAGGATTAGCTGATAATTCAGGCGGAACAGCAACAGCTTTTTTAGACTTTGCTGATACAACCTGGGCTTCTTCTACTATAAGTAATGCACGATGTGCACTTATTTACAATTACACGTTGTCTACAGCAGGAACAGGCGGAACAACTACTCATGCTGCTAAACCTTCTGTTTGTGTATTAGATTTTGGAGGTAATAAATCTTCAAGTAGTGGAGATTTTACTATTCAGTATCCAACAAATGATGCAAATAACGCGGTAATTAGAATAGCATAGAATGTCAACAGTTACCTATACTGTTACCGTTGTCAGTACTGGTAGTGGTAACAAATACTTTATTAATGGTAACCAACAATCTTCTTTAAATTTATTTGAAGGGATTACGTACAAGTTTGACCAATCAGCGGGTTCTAATTCCAGTCATCCTTTGCGTTTTTCAACTACTTCTGATGGAACACATAGCGGAGGCTCTGAATATACTACTAATGTAACAACTTCAGGTACACCAGGAAGTTCAGGAGCCTACACACAAATAGTAATTGGAGGATCGACTCCTAATTTATACTATTACTGTACAAATCACTCAGGAATGGGCGGAATTGCAACGACTGAAGGTACTTTAAATGCTGGTTGGGGTCGTTTAACATGGGGAAGTGGCCCTTGGAGTGAAGAATTCTTACCTGTAACAGTTTCTGCAAGTAGTGTAAGCGCAGCCAGTGTTATTGGTAGTCCTACTATTACGGCAGCGCAATCTATAACAGTTTCTGTAACAGGTGTTACAGCAGATGTGTTCCCTGAAGGAGGTTGGGGACGTTCTACGTGGGGAAGTGGAGGTTGGAGTACGCCTGTAGGTGTGACTGTAATTCAAGGTACAGGAACGTCTGTCAGTGCTACCGCTTTATTGATGTCTAGTTCTATTTCTAGTGTAACAACTATTGAAGGTGGCGGAATTACAGTAGGTGTCAGTTCTGGAGTAGAGGCCGTAGGACAAACAGGAACAGCTTTTGTTAGACAAGAATTAGTAACGGTTACAGGCGTAAGTATTGCTTCTACAGTATCTAGTGTTGACGTAGGTTTAGGTTTTGGAGTTACTCCTGTTACAGCAGCGCCAGGTATAGGATCTGTAAGTATAACCCAGGGAACAGGTATTTCTGTAAGCGCAACGTCAGTAAGTGCTGCATCTACAGTAAATAGTGTTACTACTACAGCAGGAACAGGAATAACAACTACGGTATCTAGTGTTCTTACAACATCCCATATTGGCACTGTTAACGTTCCTGATGTATTAATAAGTGTATTAGGAGTAAGTGCGCAAGGATTAGTAGGTACGCCAACAGTTTGGTCGGAAATAATTCCAGGTCAAAATGCTGGTTGGACAGAAATAACCGATACGCAATCTCCAGGTTGGACAGAAATAGCAGCATAGGAGAATAAAATGGCTTCAACATTTTCAACAAATTACGGTATTGAAAAAATTACCACAGGAGAACAGTCTGGTACCTGGGGAAACACAACAAATTATAATGTAGATATATTAGACAGAATAGCGTCTTATGTTTCAGTAGCATTATCTGATGCTTCTACAGCTACTTTAACGGTAAGAGCAGGTTCTCCTACTGATGGAGCTAATAATGTTCAAAATGGTATGTATAGAGTTATTAAATTTACAGGAACGTTAAGTCAAAACTGTACAATAACTATAGCGCCAGCTACAACAACAGCGTTTTTTATGATTCAAAATGCTACTACTGGTGGTTATAGTGTTCTTATGTCTCAAGGAAGTGGGGCAGCAAAAGTAACAGTAGCTAGTACCAAAGCGCAAATAATATATGCAGATGGTAGTGACGAAGTAATTTCTATTTCCGATAAGTTAGATATGGAAAATTTTGATAACATTTCTATTTCTGGCAACACTATTTCAAGTACAAACTCTAATGGTGATATTAATATTGCTCCAAATGGTACAGGTGATGTAGTTTTAGATACAGATTTAACTAAATTAGGCGGAGGCTCTGAAGCAGGAGTTATTTCTTCTAATGGAGCTTATGATTTAACATTAGAAACTAATAGTGGAACAAACTCTGGCCTTATAACTATTACAGATGGCGTAAATGGAAATATTTCTTTAACTCCTAACGGAACAGGAGAAATATCAGTAGGAAGTGGCGCGGCTTCAGGTAAAATATCATCTAGTGGAGCTTTTGATCTTGAATTGGACACTAACGGTGGGACAAATTCTGGAAGCATTAAAATTACAGATGCAGCAGATGGAGCTATTACTTTAGCACCAAACGGAACAGGTGAAGTAACTATAGGAAGTGGCGCGGCTTCAGGTAAAATTACCTCAAATGGAGCTTATGATCTTGAATTGGATACTAATAGCGGGACAAATTCAGGCTCAATAAAAATTACAGATGGAGCTAATGGCGATATTACTATAGCAACCAATGGAACAGGTGCTGTTGACCTTTCGGATGATGTAGTAAAACAAGCACAAATGAAAGATTATGCGGAAACAGTTTATGCTAATGGTTCTAAAACAGGAGCATTTGATTTAGATTTAACAAATGGAAATGTTCAATCTTTTACTGTAGGTAGCGGAACATTTAATGTAGGAATTACAAATTCTTTAGCAAGTCAATCGAATTCTATGACTCTTATTATTACAAATGGTGGTGCTGGTACACTTACATTTAAAGCAGGAGCTCATGGAGGTGGAGGAAACTCTGCTAAATGGGCAGGAGGCACTGCACCTACGTTAACTACTTCTGGGGTCGATGTATTAACTTTTACAACTTTTGATGGCGGATCTAATTTTTATGGATTTGCTGCAGGATTGGCGATGGCATAATGAGTTTAGGAGCTAACAAACAAGCGTTAATGGGTGCTGCTGGAGCAGCAGGTGGTGGTGGTGATTTTTATAGCCATCAAATAGCTAATAGTTGTAGGTTTAATGGTGCAGGGAGACTTCTTAGAACTAATGGTTCTGCTCCTACACTTGCTACAAAATATACTTTTTCAACATGGATTAAAAGGTCTAAGCTAAGTTCCGCTCAAATAATATTTGGTGCTGAAACTAATAATGTTAATTACGATTATTTTAATTTTAGAACTGATAATCTTTTAGAACAAACATCACAAAGAAGTACCACTTATATGACAAGGGATTTATCTGTTTATAGAGATACAAGTGCCTACTACCATTTAGTATTTCAATGGGATACTACGTTGGCTTCTGCTACAGATAGATTAAAAGTATATGTTAATGGTGTTAGATTATCTTGGGATCAAACGCAATATTCTGGTGCAATACCTCAAGACACAGCTTTAAAACTTAATGAAAATGGTGCTTCACTTAGTGTAGGATATACTGTTTCTTATACTTCATATTTAAATGGATACATGGCACAAACAGCAGGGATTGATGGAAGTATTGTAGCCATAGGTGATCTAGGTGAAACGAAAAATGGAGTCTGGATAGCTAAAGATTTAAGTGGTTTGACATTTGGAAACAATGGATTTTTATTAGATTATGCATTATCTGGCGATATGGGTAATGATGTATCAGGAAATAATAATGATTTTACTCCAACATCTATAGAAGCACACGATCAAATGTTAGACTCTCCAACCTTCAACTCTGATTCTAATGGTGGTAATTTTTGTACTGCTAATTCTGTGTATAGAGGAGAGAGTACAACTGATGCTCAATATGGAGTTTTATCTGAAGGTAATTTAACTCATTCATATAGTGGTAGTTATGATGGAGCAATTCCTTGTACTCATAAAGTACCTGCATCTGGTAAATGGTATTTTGAATATAGAATAGATGCAGGTGGAGGTAGTTCAGGTTTTTCTCCTGCTATGGGTATAATGGACCCTAATGAGTTTACTTTTACTTCTAGCACTATTGGACAAGATGGACTTATTTCTTATGATAATGCCCAAAATAGAATAGAAAAAAATAATGTTATTGTTGGAACATATGGTGGCTCAAGAGGTTCTAATGGTGATGTTATGGGTATTGCTGTTGACATGGATAATGGAGCTTTTTATGTTAGTAAAAATGGAACATTCCAAGCAATAAGTGGAGGGTCTACAGGTGATCCTACTTCAGGAGCAAGTAGAACTGGAGCAGGTGCAACATGGACACCAGCAAGTGAATATACTTCAGGAATGGTTCCTATGTCACAACCTACAGGAGGAAGTACTCCTATAATTACAATGAATTTTGGACAAAATGGAACTTTTAATGGAAATGAAACAGCAGGTGGTAATAGTGATACTAATGGCTATGGTAATTTCTTTAGTGCTGTACCATCTGGTTATTCAGCAATTTGTAGTGGAGCATTGACAGTAGCAGATGCAGTAGACCCTGCACAAACTGATGATGATTATCCACAGAAATTGTTTAATCCTTTAATTTATACTGCAAGTGGTGGAGATAGCTATACTGGTTTAGGATTTCAACCTGATTGGGTATGGGTTAAATGGAGAGGTGGTGCTCAAAGTCATGGGTTATTTGATAGTAGTAGAGGAACAAGTAAAGTATTAAATTCTGATAATTCAAATGCAGAAGCAACTTCTTCTGGTTTAACTTCTTTTGATACTGATGGTTATACTATGGGTCAATATTATAATCAAAATGCTAGAGCATATGTTTCTTGGAATTGGAGAGCTAATGCTGGAACAACAGCTGCTAATAGTGTTGGAGCAACTTCTAGTGTAACACAAGTTGATCCTTCAGGTGGTTTTTCTATTGTTACTTATACTGGTTTTTCTGGTTCATCTGGAAGTTCTACTGTAGGACATGGAATGGGTGTAGCACCTAATATGATAATACATAAATCTAGATCAAGAACTTCAGGTTGGTGGACACAAGTTCCTAATCTTTTAACTGATGCAGGGTATTTTCTTGATTTATCAGGTACTAATGCACAAACTAATTTAAATAGCTATGGTACTATGAATGTACCAACAACTTCTGTATTTACTATTAATGGGGTAGATGGAGTAGGTGGAGAATCAGCAAATTATGTAGCTTATTGTTTTGCTAACATAGAAGGTTATTGCAAAGTAGGATCATACGTTGGCAATGGAAATGATGATGGGACATTTGTGTATACTGGATTCAGACCTGCTATGATGATTTTAAAAGAATTAGTAGTAGATGATTGGTTAATATATGATGATAAAAGAGTAGGTTATAATAATGATTCAGCAGGTAATGCAGTTTTATATCCAAATGCTGCTTATGCTGAAGGAAATCAAGCATCAAGAGCAATTGATATATTAAGTAATGGGTTTAAATTAAGAACATCAAATGCAACTGGAAATGCAGGTAGTGGAAATTATATCTACTTAGCAATGGCACATAATCCATTTAAATACGCAACAGCAAGGTAATTAACAAAGGAGAATAACAACATGTGGGCTTTAGTAAACGACTCAAATAATGTAACAAATGTTTATGGAGAGTTTCCTTCGAAAATTATCATAAACAATAGAAATTACGATAAAGCAGAATTAAATGCGATGTCTAATTCTGATAAATTAGCATTAAAAATATATCCTGTTACAGCAGCAGCACAATTAAATAACAACTATTATATTTCTAATGATCCTACTTATGCAGTTTCAGGGGATAAAGTAGTTGAGACAATAACAAAAGCAGCGGATAGGAAACTAGCTGACGAAGATGCTAAAGATGAAGAAGGCAATCAATTATTTGAATTAGATGGTACAACAAAAATTATTAATTATGGTTTAAAAACACAAGCTAAAAACAAAGCAACCA